AACCCATACATTTCTTTTGGGGTTTAGGAGCTAATAACTTAAAAGAAATAGCAGCAGTTAAAGAAAAACAAGAAGAATGGTGGTATGTAGATGTGGGTTATATCACAGAACAAATTACAAGATACCCATTACCAATTATCAACGATTACGATAGAACATACTTTAGAATAGTAAAAGGTGGTATGCATATACGAGGTGGCAAACCAAAAGATGGATCACGCCATAGAACATTAATACATCAAGGTATAGATGCAGAGTTTAAAGGTTGGAATCAAGGTGAATGTAATCATATATTACTAGCGCCATCATCACAAACTGTTTGTTTTTATAACAATCAAATGACACAAGAAGATTGGATAAAAGAATGTGGTGAAGAAATAAGAATATACACAGATAGACTTATTAGAATGAGAAACAAACCAAGACCTAATAATGAATGGTGGGGAACAGATATAAAAGATGAACTAAAAGATTGTCATGCACTAGTAACTAATATGAGTTTGGCAGCAGTTGACGCTGTGTTAAACAAAGTGCCAGTGGTTACACATAGTAATAATGTATGCTATCCTTTGTCAGGTAACACAGCAAATATAGAAAATAGAACTATGAAACCTAGAGAAGATGTTACAGTGTGGTTAAGAACAGTAGCAAATAATCAATTTACCATACAAGAGATAGAAGATGGTTTAGCATATGATATATTGAAGGATCAATATGAAATTTAGATTTAAATTTATGTTTGCTTGTGTATGGACTGGTTTTCTATTAGGACTATTAGTAGGTATATGGTTATGTTAAACTTTGCTTGTGTATTTTATGGTGACAAATATAGTAAGCCAGCTACAGCACCATGGTCTTATGTAACAAACTTATATAACATGGTTCAAAGAAACTTAACTATACCACATAGATTTGTTTGTTTTACAGACAACACAATCATACATAAACGAAAAGAGTTTCAAAATACAAATATAGAATTTAGAAAATTTAAAAGACACGACTTTGAAGGTTGGTTTAATAAACTACAACTGTTTAGTCCACAAAGTGAGCTAGAGGGTGATACTTTATATATGGATTTAGATGTTGTAATTATGAAGAATATAGATGAACTGGCTACAATAGGAGAATCAAAAAACTTTGTAGGTATGAATGACTTTAATCCATCATCAGGTTTATTCAATTCAAGTATAATGAGATTTAATAACAAATATCATAGTATCATATGGGAAGAGTACATAAAAAGACGAGGTGATTTTACTAAATATCATGGTGACCAAGAAATCATATCTCAAATAATAAAAGACAAAGAAGATACAATATCCTTTCCTGATTCGTGGACACAATCATACAAATGGTTTAATAGAGAGGGTAAAAGATTTCATATAGATAAGATGACTTATGAAAAAGACCCGAATGCCAAGGTTTGTGTGTTCCACGGCAACCCTAATCCACACGAATCGACACAAGAATGGGTAAAAGAACTGTGGAAATAAGAACAAAATAAGAACATCACGCAAAATACCTTAAAAACCCCTATAAAACTAGCAAAATAATACTGTACAAGAGGGCTACAACCTGATATTATAATAGTATATGAACAAAAAACTATTAATAATAATCAGCAATTGTCAATTATATTACTTGACAAACACTACAAATCCTGATATTATTAATCTAACAAAGGAGAAAACACTATGTCAAAAATAAAACAATACATTGAAACATCAGTAGAGAACGCTGTTGATAAGATCGTTTTCAAAATGAAAGATGGTCAAATTGATTTAACAACTGCTATCGCAGAAGTTAAGAAACTTGATAACCTAGAAATGGTAGGTATCACAGAAGACAATGTTGAAGAAGTATTACTTACAGAAAGCAAATCTTAATGAGTAAGACTTTTAACGTTTGTTATTTAAGAGAGTATATGGATCCAGAACATCAAGGTGATTTCTTTTATGCCTATGAAACTATATACAGAAATGTACCTGAAAAGTATAGATCAAAATTTGACAATCAAAAAATGAAATTGAAGATTTTAAAACATTGTGATTGGAACTATAAAGAAACTGCAACTAACTTTGCTAATTGTACAAGAGTTGAACTAATTGATGAAGACAAATATTATACAACTTATGAAGAAGTATTTGGTGATACAGCTGCGGGTGATAAAAAAATGTTTAATGATTATGGTCAATCTTACGATACAAGACAATCATTTAGAAAAGACTTTAATAAAAAATTAACATATAAAAGAAATCCTATAAAAAAAATATTAGAACAAGAACGAGGTATACATTAATGAAATACGGTGAAGATAAAATTTGTAAAGAAATAGAGAATTATATAAAATCAACTTATAGTGAACATTACAGTACAACTAAAGATGGTTTTCAAGTACAAGATATGTTAAGACATTTAGGTATTGACAAAGATTTCTGTCAAGCCAACGCCATTAAGTATCTTGCTAGATATGGTAAGAAGAATGGTAAGAATAGAAAAGATTTATTAAAAGCAATACACTACATTGTTTTATTAATGAGTAGTGAAGACAACAAATAGGAGAACAATATGGACACACAATTTAAAGACACTGATATTATGGTAGTAAAAGAAGATTTAGGTAAAAATCTTTACAGAAAGAAAACTTATTACACACTTGTTATTGAACAAGATGTGTTAGCAAAAGATAAAGATGAAGCTGATAAAAAGTTTAGTGAATGTGGTATTAATCACTCAAACGTAAATGCTGAAATTACAGATGAGAAAGACGGAGTGATAACATATATGGTTGACGCAAACTATACAGACGGTGCTTCTACGGACTACCTTGGTAAAGTATGTTATACAGATGATGAATATGCTGAAGAAAACGGCGATGTAGAAATAGATCAATATGCTGATGAGGTTGATGTACCAGATGATGTTGATGTACAATTAAATTTAGAAGCAGAACAATTGAGAGGTAAGTAATGGCTAAAGAAGATTACAGTTCACACGATTGGCGTAAACATACAGACGATGCTGTGATTGTAGATGGTGAACACATTTTAAAAGTAAATGATAGTAGAGTGTTATATAAAAACCCAAAAACATTGAAAGAAGAAGAAGTAGATGTGTCCAGATTAATTAGAGTTTTTGTAAATAATAGAGACGATTTGAAAAGGAGTGTTAAGTGAAAACAGTAACTATAACAGTAAACAAAAAAACACTATCAGAAGTTTACAATCAAGTTGCTATGTGTAATGACCTTGGTTTTCCAAATTTTCAAAAAGGCGAACCAATTAACAATCTAATGAGAGAAATTAAAAAAGATTTAAAGAACCAAAAGAAAGAACAAGACTTCACTTGGAAAGACTTTTTAGAATTTTGGCCTATGTCAATTGTAGTACCAGGTATGATACTATTAATATTATGGGGGAGTGTAACACAGTAATGCCATTTGGATTAACAACAGCTAGAAACAAGAGAGAAGAATGGGTTTTAAAAAAGATTGAATATTATAAGGTTACAGAGTATGTAGGTAAGTCTAATTGGAAAAGATATTACTTTGACTCATACAAAGACGCTGTTAATGCTTTTAAGAAACTAAAACAAAAGAAAAGAAAAATATTAATCTATGCATGTAGAGACGATAGTTTAGGTGAAATCTCAACAGGTATTAATGATAGGTTTATAAATGAGTAATCAAAGACCAGGTAAGATAGAAAAGAAATTAGATAGAAATGGAGATATGCAAGTCTTTAAATTCTTTAAGACAGCAGCAAAGTTATTAAATGATGAAGGCAAAGATGATGAGGCATTTTATATGGAACAAATGGTTGACTGGTTAAGAAGTGGCAAACCCTTACCCACAAGTGAAGAACAAATAACAAAGGCTTTGGGTCTATAATGGCGCATTTTAGGGGGTATGTAGTATCGAATCGTGTACGAAATACCAATATACGGGTCGCTCAGCGGCACAAAACCTAGTAAAATCAACGATTTTTAAGGGGTTGACAAATAAATCAAATCCTGATAGAATAAAGACTATTAACACTAACAAAGGACAATAATATATGATGTACACAAAAGAACTAATATTTAACGAGTTTAAAGATGTTACTAAAAAAGATCAAAGTAAGAAGAAAGAGACTTATACACACCGTATCGCTTATCTTTCCGCTTTAAAAGAAGATATGATTAAAGTACCTAGAAATTTTAGTAATATTTCTATATCACCAGAACAACTTCAGAATACAATTGA